TGCGCGAACTCACCACCCAGCTGCGGGCGCGCGTGTTGCGCAACGCCCTGTCTGCCGGCGCCCGAGAGGTGCGCAACGCCGCCCGCCGCAGCGCCCCCGTGCTGCGGGCCGGCACCGCCCTCAAGGCCCCGTACCGCAAGCCCGGCACCGTGCGCGACGCCATCCGCGTGCGCACCAGCAAAGTGGCCAAACGCAGCGGTGATGTGGGCGTGTTCGTCAACGTCAAGCCCCTGCCCGGCAACAAGTACAAGCGCACCACCACCCGGTTGCCCTTCACCGGAAAAAAGGTCAAAAAGTTCGTGCTGGTCAAGCGCACCGAGCGCAGCGCCAAAAACCCCAACGACCCGTTTTACTGGCGCTTCCTGGAGTTCGGCACCCGCCGCATGGCGGCCCGCCCATACCTGCGCCCCGCAGCCGACAAGCTGCCCCAGGCCCTCACCGTGTTTGAGCGCGCGCTGGCCAAGTACCTCGACAAAGTCAACACCAGCGGCAACCCCGCCGCCACCGCCTGAAAGCGCCCGCACCCATGAGCACCGCCCACCAAGCCCTGCAGACCCTGCTGCTGGGCGCCGGCCCGGTCACCGCCCTGGCCGGCACCCGCATCGCGGCCGATCGCGCGGAAGAAGACTGGTCCTGCCCCTACGTGGTCTACAGCGGCGTCACCGAGCCGCAGCGCTGCCTGGACGGCAGCACCGACGGCGCCCTCACCGTGTTTGAGATTCAAGTCTGGGCCGACACCCGCGCCGCCGCCGAAGCCCTGGCCGACGCCGTGCAAACCGCCTGCGACGGCGCCCACCAGTACATCACCGCCCGCGCCGGCGGGTACGACGCCGAGCTGGACCTCGAAGCCGTCGTGCTCACCTGCAACTGGTGGGACGACTGATCGCGCAACCCCACCGCATCCACCCCCATCCCCAACCCATGCCCGCCCTGCGCGGGCTTTTTTGTATAGGAGCCCACCATGGCAACCCAAACCGGCCGCAACGTCCGCGTCGAAATCGCGGCCACCTACTCGGCGGCCAAAACCGTCACCGGCATCACCAAGGCATCGCCTGGCGTCGCCACCTCCACCAGCCACGGCCTCACCGACGGCACCATCGGCTACATGTCTGACGACACCGCCGGCATGGAAGAAATCGCCGGCATGGCCTTCAGCGTGGACGCCCCTGCCACCAACACCATCAACCTGGAGGGCGAAGACACCACCAGCTACGGCACCTTCAGCAGCGGCACCTTTGTGCCTGTGTCCACGTGGACCACCCTGTCCACCAGCACCAGCTACGAAATCAGCGACAGCGCCGCCGACCAGCTGGACGTCACCACGCTGCTGCACCGCGTCAAGCAAAACGAAGCCGGCCTGCTGGGCGCCCAGACCGTCACGGTGAACGGCTTCTCGGACATGCAGCTTTCTGCCATCTCGCTGATCCGCGCCGCGGCCAAATCCGGCGGCTACGTGGTGTGCCGCATCACCCTCAACAACGGCGAGCGGCGCATCTTCCGCGCGCAGCCGGGCCTGCCGGGTGAAAACATGCAGGTGGGCCAGAAGGCCACCAACAGCATCACCTTCCTGGTGAAGGGCACCGTGGGCGTGCTGCCGGCCTAACCCCGCATGGCCAGCACCACCACCACCAAGACGGACACCGCCACGGCGGTGGACCGCCTGCTGGCCCAGATGCGTGCCCAGCGCACGCGCTGGGTCGAGCTGGAGCCCGGCACCGAAGGCGGCCAGCCCGCCAAACGGGTGCAGATCCTGCGCCCGCCAGAGGCTGAGCTGCCCGACCTGCTCACCACCACCGCCGACGGCCGCCACACCCTGGCGGTGCAGCAGCGCCATGTGGAGCAGTACACCATCGGCTGGGACGGCATCACCGAGGCGGACTTGATCGGCCCCGCCGGCAGCAGCGAGCCGGCCCCCTTTGCCACCGCACTGTGGGCCGCCGTCACGCTGGACCGCGTCGCCTGGGGCCGCACCGTGGCCCAGGCCATCCTGGCCGCCATCGTGGAGCACCGCGAAGCGGTCGAGGCGGACACAAAAAACTGACCGCCCTCCTGGACGCCGCCCACGGCGTCCGCTACGAGGGCGAAGCACCCCCGCCACAAGACCCCGCCCACCTGGTGGCCCTGCGCGCCTGGGAGCTGCTGCGCAACGGCCTGGGCGGCATCGACTGGGCCGGCCTGCCCCTGGTGGCCGGCCTGCTGGGCGTTCAAGACCCCGAATCGCTGATCTGGCGCCTGCAAGCCATCCGCGCCTACCGCAACCCAACCGAGGACACGCCCGATGGCACTCGCAACCCTGTCGATTGATCTGGTCGCCAAGACCGCTGCCCTGGAAAAAACCCTCGGCCGCGTGGTCGACTGGGGCAAAAACGTCGGGTCCGCGCTGGCCGTGGGCTTTGGCGCGGCCACGGCCGCCGCCACCGCCGTCATCACCACGGTGGACGCCCTGGCCAAAAAGGCGGGCGACTTCCAGGACCTGGCCGAACAAACCGGCGCCACCGCCGAAGGCCTGGCCTCCATGGCCGTGTCGGCGGCGGTGGGCGGCGCCAGCATGGAAGAGGTGGGCGCCTTCGCCGTCAAGCTCACCAAGAACCTCACCGGTGTGGACGATGAATCCAAGGCCGCCGGCGCCGCCATCGCCGCGCTGGGCCTGGACATCGAAGCCTTCAAAAAGGCAGACCCCACCGAGCAGCTGGAGCAGATCGCCAAGGCGCTGGCCGGCTTTGGCGACGGCGCCGAAAAAACCGCCGTCATGGAGGCCCTGGCCAAGGGCGGCGCCAAGCTGCTGCCGTTTTTGAAAGAGCTGGGTGCCGAGGGTGGCCGTCAGGTCATCCTCACCCAGGCCATGATCGAGCAGGCCGACGCCTACGCCGACCGCCAGGCCAAAGTCCGCGCCGAGCTTGATCTGTACGCCCAGGCCCTGGCCACCCAGGCCCTGCCCGCCGTCAGCGCCTTCACCGGCGCCATGACGGACACGCTCAAGGAAGTGCTGGGCCTGGACAAAGGCGCGTCCGCGCTGGCCGCCAACGACGGAGTGCAGACCTTCGCCACCGGCGCCGTGCGGGTGCTGGGCTTTGTGGTGGACGCGGCAGACGGCGTGTACCGGTCTGTCGCGCTGGTGGGCAAGAGCTTCGGCGCCATCGGCGCCGCCGTGGTGGCCGTGGCGCAGGGCGACTTTGCCCAGCTGCCCGCCATCCAGGCCGCGCTGAAGGAAGACGCCGACGCCATCCTGAGCCGCGGCCTCTTCAGCGACAAGCTGGCCGCCCGCCTGGCCGCCATCGGCAAAGAAGTGGCCGGCGGTGTGGTGGCCGGTGCCGAGGCCGCAGCCGAGGTGCCGAAAAAGAAGCTGTCCTTCACCGGCGCCGCCAAGTCCGAGAAGACCGCCAAGGACAAAAAAGACCCCCTCACCGACGCGCAGACCGCGCTGGCCGCCTACGTCAAGCAGCTGGACGGCGCCATTGCCAAAGAGCAGGACCTCAGCGAGGTCGAGAAGGCCCGCGCGTTCCTGACGGCACACGGTGTGCTGGCCCAAAACGCCCAGGTGCGCGAGCTGCTGGAAGGCCTGGCCGCCACGGTGGATGCCAACAAGGCCGCTGCCGAGGCTGAGCGCCTGCGCCTCGAGGCGGTGCAGGGCGCCTCGCGCCTGGCGCAAGAGCTGGTGGCCAGCCGCGCGCAAGAGCTGGACGCCATGGCCGAAAGCAACCAGGCCCTGCGCGACGAAATCGCCCTGATCGGGCTGGACGAAAAAGCCCGCACCGCCCTCATCCTGGCCCGGCAAGACCAGGCCATTGCCGACAAAGAGCTGGCCCTGATCCAGGCGCAGAGCATCGAAGGCAACGAAGTCGCCATCAACCAGCTTGAGCGCGAGATCCGCCTGCTGCGCCAAAAGCGCGCCCTCACCGCCGACAAAGCCGCCGCCGACGAAGCGGCAGACGCCGCCAAGGCCATTGCCGACAACGGCAAGACCGTCGCCACCACGCTTGAGCGCGGCATCAGCGACGGGCTGCTCAACGGCTTTCGCAATGGCGGCACGCTGGCCAGCGTGTTCATTGACGAGCTCAAAGCCCAGTTCGGCAAGGCCGTGCTGCAGCCCATCGTGCGCCCCATTGCCGAGTTTGGCAGCCAGCTCATCACCAGCGGCCTGGGATCGCTGGTCAAGGCGCTGGGCTTTGCCGACGGCGGGGTCATGACGCCGCGCGGCTCCATGCCGCTGTCCACCCTCCCGGTGCAGGCCTACGCCCAGGGCGGTGTGGCCACGCGCCCGCAGCTCGCCGTCTTCGGCGAGGGCCGCATGCCCGAGGCCTACGTGCCGTTGCCAGACGGCAAGACCGTGCCGGTGCACGTGTCCATCGGCTCCGACGGCGCCCCGCTGGCCCGTGTGCCCCTGCCCGGCGGCCGCAGCATCCCCGCCACGCTCGACATGCCGCGCGAGGCCTTCGCCGC